CATTTTCATCATAATAATAATATGGAGCATCTGCAAATTTCCATACATCATAAGTTGAAACACTATCTCCAGATGATTGTCCTATAATTAATTCAGTGACATTGGGTATTGCATCTGGATCTCCAACAAATGCACCTGTTACATTTTGAATAATTAATTGATTCATATCAATATGCTTTTTGGTAAGTGTACCAATTGCACCAGAAGTTGCTCCTCGTATTTGTTCGCCTAATGTAAACCTACCAGCAATACTATTTTTAAAATCTGTTATAATACCATCACCAGTTTTAACTATCTCTGGATGCGTTTCAATAACATATCCCTCATATTCTTTATTAATATAATCATAGAATTGTTCTTGACTCATCGGCCAAGCGCGATAACCATCATGAAGAAAATCATTGATTACAAAGAATGTCCAATAATATGCTGATGATCCATATAATCTTAATGAAACAACATCAGGTCTTTCTCCATTTTTTATTTCATAAAACTTATATGCTGAAAAATCATCAATAAAAGTTGGTAAAACTCTGACAGATCTAAAAATATCTGTAAGCTTTTGATTAATACCTTGATTATTAAAATCATAATCAACTTTTGGAAATTGTTTAAAAAATGCCATTATCCTGCTTCTCCATTAGATGGACTAATAGTTGAAATTGGTCCTTCAGGTCTATCATAATTATATGATAATTTTTCTTTAAATAAATCATCTCTTGATAACATACGACCTTCTTGGAATGTTAAACTCAATGTTGTAGATGTTGGTGCATAACCTTTTGATGTCTTATGAAAACTATTACCTTCAGGATTTATTGTTACATCTAAACCTGAAAGATATGCATCATATATCATCGGCATAAAAATAGATTCTTCATCACTATTACCATCAAAAAATTGTATACGAAATACAGGAGGATATTTAGAAATAAAACCTTCTACTTTTGTATACATATATTTTCTAAAAAATGTTTCAATATCTCTAATTTGAAATGCTTCTTTTTCGCTCTCTGGAACTAAAGTAAAAGAAAAAGAAAATTGTCTCATATTCATTGATTCAAATGCTAATGCGGTCTGTGGATTAAATGCAACACCTCTAGCTAAAGCTGTAGAAGCTATAGCATTTTGATCAGCACCCATTTTGTCTAAAATTTTTAAACCTGCAACTAAAGTTTCATTATTGGTAAATAACTCTTTTTTTCCCTCCTTTGTGGATAATTTGTCGATAGTACTTTTTGCTGCAGCAATTGTACCTAATTCTACACCAGAATAACTAGCACCGTCTGTAAATTGTAATCCTGATGGTAAATATAATTGTATTGACTGAAAATCTTCAGTTAATTCTTTTGAGTTTGGAGAAAATCTAATACTAGGCAATCCCTCTCCATTAGGGCCTGATGTTCTTAACTTTGGTGGAAATACTAATGTACTCATTCTTTTTTCCTGTATAAATAAAATAAACTATATTGATTATTTATATGAGTTACAAGGGAAGATACACAATAAAAAAACCAGATAAGTATGCTGGCGATCCACGAAAGGTAATATATCGTTCATTATGGGAACGCAATACATTTAGATGGTGCGAAAATAATCCAAATGTAAAACTCTGGAATTCAGAAGAAGTTGTAGTACCTTATGTATCCTCTGTAGATAAGAAACTCCATCGTTATTATGTTGATCTATTAATTCAAATGGATAATAAAAAGACATATCTCATAGAAATAAAACCTAAAAAAGAAACTCAACCACCAAAGCCAAGATCACGTAAAACTAAAAAGTTTATCAACGAACAGCTAACTTACATTAAAAATAATGATAAGTGGGAAGCTGCAAATAAATTTGCCGAACATAATGGATGGAAGTTTCAGGTTTGGACTGAAGAAACTTTAAAGAATCTTGGCATCAAAGTACTATAAGATCTTTATAAATAGTTTATATGGCAAGTTTATTTGATACATTACAAGCACAAGCACAACGAGCTGGTGTAACAGCCAGAACAAAACAATCGCGTAAGTGGTTTGAAAAAAAGGTACAAGAATTAGTAATGCCAAATAGAAAAGCATTATTAAAAGATGAAGCTTTAGATCGAACATCTCGTAATATACGAGGTAATATGTATATGTATTTTTATGATCCAAAGATGAAAGAAACATTACCATATTATGATAGATTTCCACTGACAATTATGATAGATGGTGCACCAGGTGGATTCTATGGATTAAATTTACACTATTTAAATTATGGTGTAAGAGCTAGATTTCTTGATGAATTAATGGCTTTAGCACCAAATAATATAAAAGATACAACAAGATTAATTAAATTAAGATATGATCTTTTACAAAGTGTAAGAAAGTTTAAAGAATTTAAACCATGTTTCAAACATTATTTAGGAGATCATGTAGTATCGCAATTTTCCAGAGTGCCAATGACAGATTGGGAAATAGCTATCTTTTTGCCAGTAGAACAATTTAAGAAAAAGAGTAAGGCTTCTATTTGGAATGAAAGTCTTAGAATCGCGAGGAGACCGTGAGTAGTATTGATAACTTAAAATCATTAATATCAAAGAAAGGTGGTATAGCACCATCTAATAGATTTAATGTAATCTTTACACCACCCAGTCAATCAATTTTAAATCTTGATATTGGTAGTATAATTGGTTCTGTTATATCAGGTAATTTTAGTCCGCAGAACTTAATAAATGATCCAAGAGATATATCAATACTTTGTCAAAGTGTATCATTACCTGGAAGAAATATTAGTACCTTTGAACATCAAGATTATAAACAAGCAAATAAGTTTCCATATACATTTATCGATGATGACATTACGATAGAGTTTTTATTGACAAATGATTATTATATGAGAAAGATGTTTGACAATTGGATGTCAAATATTTTTAGTGCTGATTCATACATAGTTGGATTTAAAGAAAACTATGCTGTTGATGTTATTATTCAACAATTGGATCAAAAAAATGTACCAGTGTATGGTGTAAAACTTGAAAAAGCATTTCCAATTACAATGGATGCTATTGAATTAAATCAAGAATCACAAACACTAATGAAAATGAGTGTGACATTTGCGTATGATAAATATGTACCAGAGGGACCATTAAGTAGTACACTTAGTGCTATTAGTTCCGCACTTGATATACTTGGATAATATTATAGGAGATTATTAAAATGGCATTGCCACAATTGAATACGGCGAGATATACAACAGTTATTCCGTCTATAAAAAAAGAGGTTAGCTTCAGACCTTATCTTGTAAAAGAAGAAAAGGTTCTTATGATTGCTTTAGAATCTAATGATCAAAAGCAAATAATACGAGCCGTGAAGGATGTAATTAAATCATGTGTATTTGATGAGATTGATGTTAACAAACTATCAATGTTTGATATAGAAGCTTTATTTTTAGCTTTAAGATCAAAGTCAGTTGGTGAAAAGGTTGATGTCAGACTAAAGTGTACAGAATGCGAACACTTAACTGATGTTCATATTGATTTAGATGATATTAAAATACCAACATCTGATGTAGAGAATACTATATCTTTAACTGATAGTGTAGGTCTTATTATGAGATATCCAGCTATTGATGATTTAGCAGATATTAATCAAGAAGGTGGAGTAGATGAAATGATGAAAATTATTTCAAAATGTATTGATAGCGTATATGATGATGATGGTGTATATGATCATAATACATATACAACAAAAGAATTAGAAGACTTTTTAGATAACTTAAATAGTGAACAGTTTAAAAAGATTTCTGATTTTTTTCAGGATTTACCTGCTATAACATATGATGCTAATTTTAATTGTGCTAATTGTAAACACAATAATAAAATTGAATTAAGAGGCTTACAAAGTTTTTTTACCTAGGCCTCTCGCACGATAGTCTTGTAAACCATTATAAGACAAATTTCGCGATGATGCAGCATCATAATTATAGTTTAACTGAATTAGATAATATGATGCCGTGGGAGAGGGAGATATATGTAGCTCTTCTACAAGATTGGATTAAAAAAGAAAACGAACGTATTAAAAACGAAAATAGGAGAAGATAATGGCTGATAATGTTGATAACGATAGAAATGAAGTCGAAATAGACCTTGATAAGTATATGGCTTTGATTGATAAACTTGATCAAGCTGAAGATACTATTAAGGATATGCAATTAGAAGCTGCAGAAGCAAAGAAAAGACTTGCTCCACCACAAAGAAAATTCATGGACATCTTTTTAGATGACAATGATGTAAACGAAAAAGCAATTATTGGTTTTATATCATTCTTTCTCATGACAGTCTTTGGTGTATGTGATTTGATCACAGCATTTATGGGACAAGACTTAGTAATTTCTGATACAATTTATACATCATTTGTTGTAGTAACACTTGGTGCATTTGGTATTAGTGAAGCTGGTCGTGCTTTCGGCGGTAAATAGGATAGGATATGGCAGACGATAAGTTACCAGGTATTTCAGAACATAGACGAAATAGTCCATTGTCTGGAAAACAACAAAGTCAGAATTTTGCTGATAAACAAACAAAAGAAGATTTGGCCGCAAACACAAAGGCCATGTCGTCACTTATTGCTGCTATAAGAGAAGGTACTGAAGAAAAGAAAGCTGAAGCAAAACTAACAGATGATGTAACTAATATAGAAAAACTTATTAGTAAATACGGTCTCAATGAATTAAAAAATGAGTTTACGATGGCTCGTAAAATGCTTGAGGATCCAAAAGCATCAGAAGAAGAAAAAGCTTTAGCTTTAGAAACAATTGAAGTTATTAGAGAGAATGCAGAATCTGAAGAAGAACGTAGAGAAAAGGCTAAAGAACAAGCAGAAGCTAATAGTCTTTTACTTAAAATGTCTAATGGATTGGATAAAGTTGCATCAGGTATAGAAAGCTTTACATCTAATGCTTTGGCTGCAGGTGGTCTCATAGCTACAGCGTTATTATTTATTGATCCAGAAAAATTCTTTGAAATATTAAAAAAAGGTATAGATGGAATGGTCGCTTTAGTTGAAGCTTTTGATTTATTCATGAAAGGTGATTTTAGCGAAGCATGGAAAAGATTAGGCCAAGATGCTGGTTCAGTAACTGGTGTATTATTATTCATAAGTGCGTTTCTTATTGGTCCTATCATTAGAGGTCTTAGTGCACTCTTTAAAGTTTTACGATTTGTTTTTACAGGTATAACAAAAACATTTAATTTTCTTAAAAAAGGATTTAACTTTTTAAGGCCTTCAAATATTAAAAACGTTTTTGGTAACTTAACAAAAAAACTTAAAAACTTTTTTGGCAAATTTAAAGAGATTGGTAATAGGATTGGTGGATTCTTTAAAGGCTCAAAAGGAAGTAAAGTAGTAGGGCTATTTGGTAAAATAGGGAAATTAATTGGAAAATTATTTCTACCTGTAGCTGCAATATGGTACTCTGTACAAGGTATTATTGCTGGCTTTCAAAAAGAAGGATCATTTTTTGAAAAGGTAGAAACTGGTTTAAAAACAACATTTAGAGAGCTTGTTGGCTTTTTCCTCGATTTACCACAATGGCTAATTGGAAAGTTTGTAGGATTATTTAGTGAAGAAAAAGGTCAGGCCATTCTTGATTTTGATGTACGAGGATTGGTTGATCAAGTAACTGAATTCCTTTTCTTTGGTCCAGCAAGAATGATACGAGAATTTTTAAGTAATGCTTGGGCTTCTACAACTGAAATGATATCTACTTGGTGGGAATCATTTAACTTTAAAACATGGATAACAGAAAGCGTTTTAGATCCTGTAATTAATTTCTTTACTAATCTTGGAACTAAAATTAAAGAAGGCTTCTTTGGAGCTTTAGAAAGTGTTGGCAATTTTATATCAGATATTGGCGATACAATTAGTAACTTTATTAAAGGAGTGCTACGTGCTGGTTTACCAGATCCAGGTAAACCTTGGTATAGTATAAGTGGTGCTGCAGCAAGATTAGTACCTGATGCTGTATATGAATATGCAGGTATAAATCCTGATACAGGTGAAATAATGGACAAAGGAGATGTTGGTAGTGGATCAGAAATGTTAGCTACATCTCAAGAAAACGCTCAATCAGAAGCTGGGACCAATAAACAAACAGTAGTTACAGCAGTGACACAACAAAATAGTCCATCAACAAATTCAAATACAAATGTAGTCATGGCGTATTCACCTGCTTCTCCTACAAGTGGTGATTTAGCATCTGCATCTGCAAATAACAGATAAAAAAAGGGAGCCTTTCGACTCCCTACTTCGACTGCAATACGTATACATATTCAGCCTGGCCGCAATTGCGACTACGATTCTTTTGCTAATTTAGCAAAATAACTTAGAGTATCATCTTCGTTACCATCATCAGCTGGTGGAAAAGATGTATCAGCTGTTTGCATTGTTGGTGCCTCAGCAACTGGAGCTGGTTGAGGAGCATCCATTGAGAAACCTGCATCAATACCTAACACTCTATTGAGTTTAGCTTTTAACTCATCATAAGTTTTATAGTTTTTAGGATCCACAAAATCTTGTAAAGCATATAGTTGACCATATACTTCTGTCAATCTTGTTTCATCACCGTCAAATAAAGATGATGGTGAACTAAATTCTGACTTATCATAGTTTACCCAACCTTCAACTTTTCTGATTTTAATTTTGAAATCAGCGCCTTCCCAGAAATCAAATGGATTTACTGGTTCTTCATCGGCAAATTGTGGTTGCATAACATCCATGATTTTATCAAAGATTTTTTTACCGAACTTATAAAGGAATACTTTTCCTTCGTTCTGTGGATTATCAGGATCAGAAATAACTAAGACATTACTTACATAATGTAGTCTTCTTTTCTGTTCCCTAGCAATAGCTTTATCCTCATCTCTACCAGAGTTCCAGAGTATTGAATTATGTTCAGACACTGGATCAGGTTGGTTAATAGAGGTTAAAGAGTTTTCTATATACCATAGACCAGTAGGACCTTTAAAACCGTGATCCCAATATCTTACCCAAGGAAGATCTTCACCTTCTCTTTGTGGCAAGAATCGAATCACAGCATAACCATTTCCTGCTTTATCTCTGGTTGGTTTCCAAAAACGATCATCATCGTAAGAATTAGATTCGGTTTTTGTTGTGGATACAGCTTCTGCTGCTTTTACGAGTTTATCGATTGATGAGCCTCGCATGCTCTTTAGATTTTCTAGTGACATATATTTCTCCTGTATATTACTGAATTATCCACTTTGTGCATTATATAATAGTTATTATTATACCACATTATTGCGGTTTTGTAAAGGTCTTTTTTAATAAATCAATTGATTTATCTTTATTGAACTTTACGAATGGTTTATATTTCATAATCTTACGATAGATATCTGGCCAAATAATTGTATCAGTTATCTTTTTATTTTCACGTTCTATAAAACCTGTTATGGCATCCAAGATAACAACTGTTTCTAATAGTATATCACCTTGCATCCATAATCGAATGATTAATGGATGATTATTTTCTTCTGCTTCTAAAAGAGAATCAAACGATATATCCATATCACTCAGTTTATTTATATCATTTTCAAATTGATATGAAAGAGATTCCATAATCTTTTTATGATCACGATAATATCTTTCACCACCTTCATTAAGCATATCACCGACATACTTAACATCGTTTTTAAAGTTAGCAATATAGAACTCTCTTAAATCTCGTTCATATGTTTTAGCTAACTTTGCAAAAAAGTATTTATCCTTTCGTTTAAAGAATGATGTTGGCTTTACTGAAGTCTTAAAATTATATTTTAAAGCATCATAAGAGTCAGACTCAAAATGTAGCTTTAATGCATTATATAATTTATAGGATTCAAAAGGATCATTCATACTGGTAATTTATTACCTTTTTTACTACGAATAAGATTTAAACTTGACGCTTCTGCTTCTATTTTTTGCTTAAGAGAATCAGTTAAAAGTTTTTTTAGATTCTTATAATCTAACCCTCTTTGTTCTACTACATAAGCTGCAGCATCAATATAAGTTGTATTACCTTTTGCGACTAGATTTTCTACAGCTGCAGAGAATCTTTTTCTAGTCATTATTTTTTCTTTGATTGGATCACCCGACAAATTCATCACCTTCGTCCCATGCACAACCAGTTAGTCCACCAGCCTGCAGTGCTTTTAGTGTTCGTAATACTTCATTAGCATTTCTGCCAGTATCTAGTGCATTAACTGATACATGTTGTACTACAGAATTTTTATCAATAATAAAGGTTGCTCTATAACAAACTCCCTCTTCTTCATTGACAATACCTAGGGCGTGTGATAATCCAAGTCCACAGTCAGCTGCAAGAGTATGATTAATATTACCTATCATTTCATTATCTTGTTTCCATGCTAATTTACAGAACTCATTATCACCGCTAATACCAATCACATTAGCCTCTTCAACTAATACATCCATACCAGCAATTTCTGTTGGACATATAAATGTAAAGTCTTTTGGATAAAAGTAGATAACAGTCCAATCTTTTTTCAAAGGTTGATAACTTGCATCTACTCCAACTCTCACAAATTGATTATTTTTATCTATTCCCTGCAGTGAGAATTCAGGGAATGTTTCGCCTACCGTTAACATTAAAATACCCTCATTAGTATACAGTCAGAGTTAATTCTGCCTGTTGGTTTAGTTACTTTAGTCGTAATAGTATCCCACACCTTCTCAATCTGAAGTTCAGTTTTATTTAGAATTTGTGGTAATATATCATCAGGCTTTCTGATAGTTGCTTGCTTACTTAATTTCTCATCAAAGTTTTTGATTGATGTTCCTGATACTGTAAACCCAGCTGTTGATTCAGTGACATATTGAATAAGTTTTCTATTCTTTCTGTTATAAACAAAGAGCTTAGCTTTTCCTGGTATCAGGATTGGTTGAATTGACGTAAGTTTAGCATCAATATCTTCTGTACAATATTGTAGCTTTGCAACTTGCGCATCTGATGACTTTGGTTTTCTTGTTCGTGGTGTTCTTGTAGCTTTAAACGAATCTCTTAATCTTTCAAGATCTTCAAATACAGTTTCAAACTGTTTCATGATTTTCTTTTTATCTCCTTTTGAGATATGTGAATAAGCTTCTACACATTGCTCACATGTTTTATCGTATGCATCTTTAATATTATTATATTCTTCTTCAATCATTCCTTTGAATATATTAATTGCATTACCTTTTAGTCCATGCATTTTAAATCGATTATATGCAGAGAACTTTTGTGTATAGTTTCCATCAAACCAACCCTCGACAATAGTGCTATCCCAATCATGGTAAATAGTATCTACTACTTTTCTACGAGTTCTTTCAGCTGGTGTTATAACAACTATATCTGCTTTCTTTTCTTCTTCAATTTTCTTTTCTTTTAAAGCTTCTTTATATTTGACATCAATAAAGTCTTTTATTTTTTGAAGTTCTTCTTCTGAGTATTGCCAACCTCTGTGTAATATCTTTATTGATTTAGCAACAGACATAAACCTCCAGTCTTTTAATCTCTTTAAAACTGAAATCTTCTTTTTATTATATCCCATTTGCTCTGTAGCAAATCGCATTATATCAGGAATATAATCTTTAGCTTTATAATAATAGTTATACCAACCTGCGGCTTTTGCCCATTGATTACTAGTGAATTCTGAATCCTCTGTAAAGAGAGGCTCTGGACCTAAATACTTATCGTCTAAACTTGGTCCTCTTTTTTTCTTTTTTGTTATAGCCATATTTCTCCTTAAAAATATTGTGCAATATAAGCCACCCACAATGGTAGTGTGACTATTATTGTAATCTTTAAAATATTATCATTTATAAATTTTTCCATAATTATATTATACCACGTTTAATTCTAAATGTAAATAGCGATGAAGCGACCAGGCCACAAATAATGATAAGGAGTTGGGGTGTTGCGACCTGGTCTATAATCAAATCTTTATTAACTCCATTAATATTAAAGCTAATGCTACTGGTATAAAAATAATTAAAAACGTCTCAAACATTTTTAATACCATGTACGAAATTTTCTGCAGCATCTTCTGCATATGACTCACTTTTACCAGGAAATAGTTCTTTACCTATAATCCTTCCACCCTCTTTCATAAGAATACCATATGTTCCAGCTGGTGTTCTAAAGACTGTAGCAAATCTATCATTTAATTGAAATGAATGAATTTCAGTATTCAAATAAAAATCTCTTAATGCAATTAAATCATCTAACTTCTTTTCAATGGCATCAAATCGTGCCATCACTTCTTTTGTGAGATCACCAACTTGATTATATATCTCATCTATATCATAATATCTTATAGTTTCTTCTTTTCCCAAAATAAAGGTATTCTTTTACCTTGTTTCTTTTCTGATATCATTACTGACTGAATATAAACTCCTAAAGCCATAATGGTTATCGCC